TTTCAGTGTAAACACGGTTTGTTAAATCGTGTCAACACCTCCTGTTAGTGCGGGGGTTGACGCAGTTGGTGGTTTCTATGTTTCCGAGCGGGCATTCCCCGCCACATGTGGACCACCACACATCACCGCGTCTGTTTCGCACACCTGACTCCCCCGCTAGCCGGGTTAGGACGGCCCACATGAAACTGTTTAAACGGTCTTTTCTAATACCAATCCTCCGAAGCCGCAGGCCATCGAGAGAAAGGCAGCGTACAAGAAAAAGATCGTCTCGTTAGCGAGGCCGAATCCAATCATGTGCATAGCCGCCACGATCTGCATGACAACCAGCGTGTTGAGCAGAAATCTTTTCATGATGCGTCCTCCATCGGCACAGAAGCCTGCGCCCCGGCTGTGATGCCCATCAGGAATGCCCACAGGAGGTCGTACAAGGCACGATTGCCTACGTACCCCGAGTGCAGGACGTTACGTGTACCTCCACTCTCGCACACTTGGGCAAGCTGCGAGCCTCCGTATGCCCTGTCCAGGTGGTAGTTCCCCGGCTGATGCACGAGCCTCCCGCCTTCGCCACGCACGAGGTGCCCGTCCTCGTCGCACTTGTAAGGCTCGGTCGGTTGGCCGGTAGCCTCATTGATGTAGCGAATCCGTGACTTCAACTGCTCTACTGTGATGCGATCACTCATGATGGGTCCTCCAGCACGGGCCTCGGTTGGGGGTCTACGTAATACTCGTCCGCCCAATAGGTTTGGATGCGTTCTATGTCCGCCCCTTCGTTGATGTCATCAACCCGCTTTTGCAGGCGCTTGATGTTGGCATACGCTAGGCGTATGTCCTCCTCAAGCCTGACGATTTCATCGTTGCAGGCTCGATACTCACGGGCAAGCCGGTATATCTCTTCGTTTGTCATCGTTTCAATCTCCTATGTTGCGATGTGTTTAAACGCGGTCCCAATGTTTGCGGACCACGGCCTCGACCCCATACTCCGGGTCGCTGTCACTGTCATACACACTGAACTGTACGCCCATCCTGTGGAACGAGCAGTCGCAAGTGTGTGGGCAGTCGAGCGATTCGTGCTTCACGTGGATGTAGTCCATGTCTGGGTCCCCTCCGTATGAGATGAGGATTTCCCCTAGACGGCGAGCCTCCTGCTTGATCACACGTATGAGTGCGATCACGTCTCGCATGGTGCGCACCTCATTGATGCCATACGCGCCATGCTCTGCAATGTCATGCAGATTCAGCGTGTACTGCGTCAACGCATAGTGCTGGTAGTTCGCCAGCGCCTCGTTTGCCTGTGTCATGTTCATATCAATCTCCTATGTTGCGATGTGTTTAAACGATGGAATCCCCAAGCCATTCCTCGTAGGTCAGTAGCGGTTCACCGTTGCGGGTGATATCGCCTCCGTTGCCGTCGTCCGCGCACAGCAAGTACACCTCGTACTCTTGCTCGTCGGTGCCTCTTAGTTTTGTTTGCCAATTTCTCATAGTCATGTCCTCTTATTTGTAGTCAGTGTTACCAATCAAATGCTGTGCATACCGGACCGCAGCGACTCTTCACGCAGTCGTGTGCTCGGATGTCAGCAATCCTTTGTGCCTCGGCCTCGGCTCGTCGGTTGTGCCAGCGCACCGGCTCGGCTCCCGCCAGTAGCTCGTCGCAGCGTGGGCATCCGGGCGTCTTGCGTCCGAACACGGGGCCGTCACATGTATGTTGCGTAGTCATTATCAAATCCCCTCTGTTGCAATGTGTTTAAACGGCCTCATCTAGTTCGTCGTTGGCTACTTGCCACTCGGTGCGGGCTGCCTCCCACATGTCCGCCACTGTCTGCACTGCCTGCTCCTCCGTCCCGTACATGTCGCGCTGCTCCCGCCGACTGTGTGAGAATTTCGGTATGTACATGGTGCCATGCTCGAAGTCGTCGTCGTGGAGGTCTGCCGGGGTGCCGTACCCATACTCTCGGTCTGGCAAGGTGAATTCCATGATCCGGAATTTCATGCGCCGTAGCATGCTCGGGTGTGCCATCGTGAAGGCGATACGGTCGAGGTCCACGTGCTCATCCGCACGTTTCACGGTCACGCGGATATCAAGAGGTCCCCCGTTGTTGTGAAGGATGGAGCGGGTGCAGCAAATCAATTCGACCCGCTGACCTTGCGCCTCGATACTATCGATGAGTGCGACGATGGCCGCGCCTCGATTGATCATCACACTGGTCGAGGTGAAGTGTGCCGCACCGATGTTGACCGCGATGGTCACGATGGGCAGCGACGTGCGCTGCTCCTCACCCGGAGGCGTCATCATGCACTCGGCTATGCCAGCGCAGTACGCTGGTACATGTGGGAACGCTCCAGCTGGGGCATGCTGCCATGCTTCGCTGACGCCTTGACGTGTGACCGCTTTAGCGAACTCGGTCGAATCAGCCAGCTTCGAGCGGCCCTCACGCCATCCATGGGTGAGGAGCGAGTGCGCCTCATCCCATGTGCGGGTCCCGGTAAACTCGAAGTTGGCTTCGATGCTGCTCGGCGAGGCCCACGCCTCACCGATGGCCTGACCTTCGATGTCGGCCAGGAATTCGTCCCAGTCTCGTGTGTATGTGTACATAGGTGCCCTCATTTGCCTATAGGTTGCGATGAATCGTAACAGTGTGTCAACCCCCTGTTAACACGCTGCCTTGATTTTCTCGATGTCGGACTCTCCGAGTCCTTTCCAAATGTACGCCTGCTCCACGCTGGCCTGATCCATGCCCGCCGCTAGCATACGAGCGCCCTTGATGCTGGCACGAGGCGAGACGATGTGACGAATTTTCAATTCGTTGATCGCGGCCCTTATGCGCTGCACATGCGCCGTCCACACTGCGTCTCCGGACAACTCCGTTTCCATCGCCTCGTCATAGCTCATTTCGATGAATGCGAAGCGGTCGAGACTCGCTGCGTCCAGCTGGTTGCGTCCGACGTACTGCCTGTCCGCACCGTTCCCGTAGGTGTTCGCCGCTGCGATCACAACGAAGTCCGGGTGACGCTCGACCATGCCGCATGGGAACGAGGCGACCCCGTTGGCCATGTGCCCGTTGAACGCCAGCACCGCTGCCGGTGACGAGCCGTCGATTTCATCGAACAGATACACGCCGCCATGTTTAAACGCCTTGTAGAATTCCGTTTCAACGTAGTTGCCATGCGGATCGATGAAACCTTCAAGCTCATGTTTCATGACCAGTGCGCCGGTCGAGTAGAACGGGAGGTCCACGGCGTTAGCGACTTGCTTTGCAAGCGTCGTTTTGCCTGAGCCAGCTGGTCCCACGAGGTACACGCTTTCACGTTGTGCCACGTACATGAGCACGTCGTCGAACACGTCATGGCGTGCCTCTGCAGGCAGCGTCCTGGTGTCCGCGCCGGTCCGAAGGACCAGCTCACGTGGCGGCTGTGTGAACTCGTCACGGACCACACGTTCGGCCTCGTCACGAATCAGATCTTTGATCTGGGTTTCGTTCAGGCCGTTGACATCCCGTAGGGCGTCGTTGATGGCCGAGCTAATGGCCTCGCCGATGTTCGCACCGCCAGCGTCAGGCCCATGCAGCCAGAGGCTGATGAGGTCCTTCGCCGGAGTGTTGACAGGCTTGCCGTAGGCAACCGCCAGCTGCTTCAGCGCACTGCGCTCGATGGCGTCAATGTCCGCGTCAACGGACGTGATTGACGCTAGTTTTGCTGCCGTTTCAGGCCGCAGTTTGTTACCATGATCAAACATAGTTTGCTCCAGTGTTGCGATGTTTAAACGTCTACTTCGAGAGTGCCAACCGTCGTGCAGACGGGGCAGGGACTGCTCGTCTCGGATATGCGGCTTGCCCACTTGCCCGACACTCGGGCAATGAACCCGCAATCGCTGCAAGCGACCTTCAGCAATCGAGTGCCTTGCTTCTTACGAAGCGTCGGATCGATCTTGGCATGGGGGTACTTGCCCAATTGCTCCGCAATTCCATTCAGCGTGGCTTCAAGCGCACCGCCTGCTACGGTGGCGGTCAGCGGTCCGGTGAGGCCGATTGCCCTGGCAATTCGACGGAAGTCGCCGCGATGTCCACAGGCAATGCCTGCATAGACATGGGTAAGCTCATGAGCCAACACATCCAGAACCCTAACGGGTTCATCCAGGATGGGGTTGATACATACTTCGTATGTCCCATCGGCGCTGATGGACGGGTCGAATGCTTGCCCAAGCACGACCTTGCGAGTCTTGCTCCCCCGATATCCTATCGGGAAGCCACAAGTGATTCGGTACTGCTTGCCTTCCCACGCTTCCGCAGGGATCTGTGCGGACGGAAAGACCTCGGCTTGTAGCAGGACAGCTGCCGCATTCAGCCAAGTCTCTCTATCAACGTAGTTGATGGTTTCCATTTACTGCTCCGTTTTGTTGCGATTCGCCGCCACAATGAACGATGGGTTAAAACGTGTCAAGTGTTTATGTGAAATAAGCCTTGATGATAGGGTTCTGACCTACGGTCAGCTTTATGGAGTTTAAACAGTGTCGAAGGTCGTGGATATCCCGAGTGCGCGTGATGGGCTGACGGTGAAACAGCGCCTATTCGCAAGGTATGTGGCGCATGGCCTCTCGAAGAGAGAAGCCGCAGAGAAGGCTGGATATAAGCCTGGAGGGAATGCGTCGGATGTTGGGTACAAGCTTGCAAAATTACCGAAGGTATTGGCAGAGATTTCCCGTGTGAGTGCGGAGAATGAGCGCGAGGAACGTGTGTCTCTAGCGCATCACGTGGCTCGCATGGAGGAGCTGAGCAAGGCAGCAGAGGACGCTGGGCAATATAGCGCCGCAATACAGGCTGCGCATTATGCAGGCAGGGTATCGCGCCTGTACGTTGAGCAAGCGCATGTCGTTACCGAGCGTGTGGATGAGCCTGAGGACGTGCTTGAGCGTTTAAACGCGCTTATGTCCGCAAATGAGCCTCCACGCGGATGATGCGCCCGCGCATTATGCGCACCCCCACCCCCCTATGTGCGTGCGCGGAGTCCCGCACACACCCTTTTATTGCAATCCACACGAACGACCACCCCAATTTTAGATTTACCCCTTAATAGTGGTTGACACCCCCACCCCCATACCCCCTAAAAACGATTTGGGTCCCATCAGCGACAATGGGGAGGTGTCAATACGTATTTCCAAAACGGATGGGCTTTGGTATGTGTCTTTAACCTTAGAGGGGCACCTGATTGGTCTGCAAAGTTCTACCAAATGGGATGAATGTGCTGATCAGGTACAGCGTTTTGTCAATAACTTTGTATTAACTGAAGAAGAATATGTAAATGGGGCAGACAGACAGGCCCCCGAGGAAGGAGGAGGGGCCTGAGTGTGAGGCAGAGGGAACTCCTTGGGAGAGTAGTGGGATGTGCCTCACGTAAGCATTGTTAAGGACTCATATAGGCTATGTCAATAGAAACACAGTTCGTTAAACTTAAAAAACAGTTGACACCTGAGCGTATGTTGCTGCTTTCTAACAAGGAAAGGCAGGAAGTGTCGCAGTTATTGGAGTCATTGGAGGCTTCGATACGAAGGGAGAGGGCCGGGGAGTCTTTTTTAGAGTTTTCTGCTGGGGTATGGCCTGCTTTTATAGAGGGTGCTCATCATAGGAGTATGGCAAAGGCGTTTGAGAGGGTCGCCAGTGGCGATTTAAAGCGTCTGATGATCAACATGCCCCCGCGTATGGGCAAATCACAGCTCACTTCGTGGTTATTGCCTGCATGGATCATGGGTCGGTCGCCCGATAAGAAGATTATCATGGCATCCCACACCGCAGAGCTTGCCGTTCGCTTTGGTCGGATGGTGCGTAACCTCATTGGTAGTGATGAGTACCTGCAATTGTTTCCTGACGTGTCGCTGACGGCAGATTCCAAGGCGGCGGGTCGTTTCGACGTGTCGGGTGGTGGGGAATACTTCTCAGTGGGCGTCGGCGGTGCGGTGACGGGGCGCGGCGCGGACCTCTTGGTGATTGACGACCCCCATTCCGAGCAACAAGGGCAGCAAGCTGACCCCAAAGTGTTTGACAATACCTATGAATGGTTTACCTCCGGTCCCCGGCAACGATTACAGCCCGGTGGGGCCATCATTATCGTGATGACACGCTGGAGCCAGAAAGACTTGTGCGGCCAGATCATGCGGGACTCCATTACCAGGGAAGGCTCGGATGAATGGGAAGTCATTGAACTGCCTGCTATTTTACCTTCTGGCAATAGCCTTTGGCCAGACTATTGGCCACTCGATGAGCTGGAAAAAATCCGTGCCACACTGCCGGTTTCCAAGTGGGAGGCCCAGTACCAGCAGCAGCCCACCTCGGAAGAAAGTGCCATCATCAAACGTAGCTGGTGGCGAGAGTGGGAAGAGAGGGAGCCGCCTCCTGTATCGTTCATCATTCAGTCATGGGACACCGCCTTCTTAAAGCATGAACGTGCTGACTATTCAGCCTGCACGACATGGGGCGTCTTCTATACTGACAATGAAGACGGCGTGAAGATGCCGCATATTATGCTGCTGGACGCTTTGCAGGAGCGGCTGGAGTTTCCGGAACTCAAGGTGCGGGCGCAGGAGCTGTACATGGAGTGGCGGCCCGATGCCTGCATCGTTGAGGCGAAAGCAGCTGGGGCACCATTAATCTTTGAGCTGCGTCGTATTGGCCTGCCGGTAACGGAGTACACGCCAACGCGGGGCAATGACAAGGTATCAAGAGTGAATGCGGTTGCCGACTTCTTTGCCTCGGGTGTGGTGTGGGCACCGAAGACCCGCTGGGCGGAGGAAGTCATCGAGCAGTTCGCCGCCTTCCCGGTGGGTGATCACGACGACCTTGTGGACTCATCGACCCAAGCCCTGTTACGTTTCCGCCAGGGAGGATTCATTGCACTGGAAGCCGATGAGGATATGGGCACAGAAGTTCCACGAATTGCCAACTATTATTAAGGCGTTTAAACTCGCCGCGACAAAGGGGAATCCATGGCTGTCGATAAAGCAATAACACCTTTGGAAATGGCCGATTTGCAACAGCGCCTAGATGCCGCGCCAATGCCCGAAGACGCCCTTGTGATTGGCATCGATAATCCCGATGCCGTGTCTATCGAGACAGAAGACGGCGGCATGCTTATTGATTTCCAGCCAGAGCTTGAAGCGGACGAAATACCGTTCGACGCCAACCTTGCCGAACATATTGACGAACACATCTTGGATGCCATTGGCTCCGAACTGCAAAGTGCCTACGAGGACGACAAGGCATCCCGTCGTGATTGGGAAGAAGCCTACATGGCGGGGCTGGATCAGCTTGGGTTAAAGGTCGAGGACCGTACCACCCCGTGGCCCGGAGCTTGTGGCGTTCATCATCCCCTGTTGGCTGAAGCCGTGGTGCGCTTTCAATCACAGGCAATCTCAGAAATCTTTCCGGCGGCAGGCCCAGCACGCACCCATATCATGGGCAAAATCACCCGCGACAGGGAAGAGCAGGCTTCTCGGGTACAGGATTACATGAACTACCTGATGACCGAGCGCATGACGGAATACCGTAGCGAGACGGAACGGATGCTGTTTTCGCTGCCGCTAGCGGGGAGCGCGTTTAAAAAGGTTTACTACGATCCGAACATGGAACGTCCTTGCGCGATGTTCGTGCCGTCCGAAGACATGGTGGTCTTCGATGGGGCCACTGATTTAAATACCACCACCCGGCTTACGCACGTGATGCGTAAGACCAAGAATGAAATTCGCAAACTGCAAGTCAATGGCTTTTATCGGGACGAAGAGATTTCCGATACTGAGATGGACGTTGATGAGGTGCGTTCCAAGTACGGCGAGCTGACCGGCGATAACCCCAGCTCGGGTAGCAACAGCGGTTATTTGAGTGGCGACTCCGTTCACACGTTGCTGGAAATGCACGTTGAGCTGGATCTGGATGGTTTCGAGGATATGTTGGAGGGCGAGGAAACCGGCATCGCACTGCCCTACGTCGTCACGCTTGATAAGGAATCCGGCACGATACTGTCCATTCGTAGAAACTATTACGAAGACGATTCGCTGCGTCTACGGCGCACCCACTTCGTGCACTATGAATATCTGCCGGGGTTAGGTTTTTACGGACTTGGACTGATCCATCTGATTGGTGGGTTGGTCAAGTCTGCAACGTCCCTGCTGCGCCAGCTGGTGGATGCAGGCACGCTGGCAAATCTACCCGGAGGCTTAAAGGCTCGGGGCATGCGTATTAAAGGGGATGACACCCCCATCATGCCCGGTGAGTTCAGGGACGTAGATGTCCCCGGCGGCACCATCAAAGAGAACATTTCCTTCCTGCCCTATAAAGAACCCTCCGGC